CAGGTTTTGGTGCAGGTTTTGTAAATGACACAATAAAAGGAATGTATTTAGAAGCACTAAATCAAGGTAGGGTTGATAATTATTCTGAGTGGTGGGATATATTTTTAAAACATGGAGTAAAAGAAGGTGTTAAAGGAGGACTTGTTGTTGGTTCTATAGCAGCAGCACCTACATTGTTACCAAAATTAGGTTTAAAAGGAACTGCTATAAATAAATTTATGTCGCAATATGTAGCATTAACAGGTGTTGGAGCAGCAGTAGAACAAGAATTACCTACAAAAGAAAATCTTATAAATAATGCATTAATACTTGGTACTTTTGGTGTAGCAGGAAAAGGCTACCAAATGGCAAGAGATAGAATGGTAAAAAGAAAAACTAATATTAATGAATTTGTTGAAGAAATATTAGAAAGTCAATCAATGAAAGAAGATATATCTAGCAAAAATATTAAAAATTTTAGAAAAGACAAGGATATTGATGCACAAAAAATAAAAGAATTAAAAGAAGAATATACTAAATTAGAAAAATTAGAAATAAAAGAAAATGCCGATTTGTTAATAGAAAGACAAAAAATAGAAAAAGAGATTGTACAAGAAACTAGAAATGAAAACAAAGATATAATGAAATAAATAAAGAATTAGAATTAAGAGAAAATGAAGTAGCACCAGAAAGTTTACAACAAATACAAACACAAAAAAAAAGAATAGAACAAGCTCTTGAAAAATTAGATGAACCTATTACTAAAGTTGAAACAGTAAAAAAATCGGAGTTAAAAACAGAAAGTGAAGCTGCAAACAAAGTTCTTGAATCACTTAAATTAGGAGAAGTAAAAGTAGAATCTAAGGGTAGTTTTTTAGATCAAATTAAATTTCAAGGTATAGACAAATTATATCCTGTATTAAAATTAGTAAGAAAAGCAAAAAAAGCAGGATATGAAACAAAAGAATTTATATTAGATGCTTATAAACAATTACGAATACAACCCGGAATGATGGGTTATGCAAGTTTATTTATAGATAAAGCTACTATGAATATTAAAAGTCAAAAAAATGGTAAGCCATTAATGGGGAAAAAGGGAGTATTAAGAAATATAAAAACTAAAAAAGATTATGCAGAGTTTTCAGCTTATGCAGTATCAAGGAGAGTTTCAGAATTATTTGAAAGAAAAATAGATACAGGAATATCTATTAAAGATGCAAAGGAAACTATAAGGCAATTTGATTCTAAATATAGAGAAACATTTAAAGAATTAACAGAATTTCAACAAAGAACTTTAAAATATTTACAAGAAGCAGGTATTATATCGGAAAAAACATTTAATGATATATTAGATATAAATAAAGATTTTTTGCCTATTCATAGAGTAGCTGATCCAACTGTTAAAGGCAGTACAATGTCAGCACAAACACAATCTAATCCAATAAGACAAATTAAAGGTGTAGGCAAAACAAAAGAATCTATAAAAAAATTAAATAAAGAATTAAAAACATTAGAAAAACAATTAGATAGAGCAAGGTTGCTAAAAGATAAAGAAAAAATATCGTTAGAAATAGAGGCAAAAAAAGAACAAATATCAAAACAAGAAGGTAAATTATCAATACTTGATCCTGTAGAAAGTGTGCATTTAAATACTATGTATTTTATTCAGTTAGCTGAAAGAAACTTAGCATTAGTAAAATTTATTGAAATGATTGAAGCAAATCCTAAATTGTTTCCAGAAATACAAAAAGTATCCCAAATACAAAGATTTGATTTATCAAAAAAAGAAGTTGAAACAATGACAGGAAAAAAATTTAATGAAGATGTTGCTGAAACAATGTCAGTTTTTAGAAGAAATGGTCAAGTATTAAGCAATGGAAGTCAAATTGCAGTATATAGAAATGGAAAAAGAGAAGTTTGGGAAGTAGGAAAAGATATAGCAGAATCAATAAATTTTATGAACAGATCACAAATGAATGCATTTGTAAGATATTTAAGTGTTCCTACTAGAATGTTAAGAGCAGGTGCGACATTAGACCCTGCATTTACAATTAAAAATCTTAATAGAGATGCTTTTTCTGGTTCTATATTATCAAAATATTGGTCAAATATACCATATATTACAAGTATGCAAGGTGTATTTCATTATGTAGCAGGAAGATTTGGTCCAGATATAGCACCATTAAGAAAAAGTAAAAGAATTTATGAAAATTTTGTTAAATCTGGTGCATTACAATCTATGCTTGTAAGTTTAGATAGAAATTATTTTAGACAAGCTAAAGTTGTAGAAGAACTAACAACAGCAAGGAAAGTTCAAAATTATATAAATCCCAAAAATTGGTTAGAATTTTTAAGAGCAATAAGTGAATCAGCAGAATCAGCAGTTAGATTAGGTGATTTTATGATAGGTTTAGAAAAATAGCTGGTAGAAATACAAAAGATGTAAATGAAATAGATGAGAGTGTACAGGAGCTTTACTTGTATTTTCTACAGATGAATCCAGATTTACTTAAAAAAATCTTTACAAATGATGGAGAGACTGGTGTAATTAAATTTGGTACAATAATTTTAAATAGAAGTTTAACAAGTAAAACTAGCCCTTATTATTATAAATACAAAAAATATTACTCACATATTGATAGCACTTGTTTTGTTACTACTAAAACTGCTAACTTACATTATAACCAAGATAATTATTACAATAATAAAGATGTGGAAAACATACCAGAAATCAAAAGCAAAGGTATGTGGAAACAATTAGAAGATATTGATAAGATACTAGATAATTGCCATTGGTATGATTCTAAAATATTTCAGCTATATTATTATGAAGGCAACACATTAGATAGTTTAGCATCTAAAACTAAAATAAGTAGAAATAGTATATATACTACTATAGATAAAGTTAGAACAATCATAAAAGATAAAATACATGAAAAAGAAAAGGAAGAACACTAAATATTATGATCCAGTAAAGAACAATACATGGATAATGATGTTTGGTTTTGAAATGCCTAAAACAATGACTTACAGAAGATTGTGGACTAAATGATGAAATTTTTTGTACCAGATTATATATATGAAGAGAGGATAGCTATCTGTAAAGGATGTGAGTATTACTTTAGCTTAACAGGTTCATGTAAGGTTTGTGGTTGTTTTATGAAGGTCAAATCTAGGCTTGCCCCTATGGGCTGCCCCAAAGGTTACTGGGAAAAAACAACTGAAATCGAAACACCTAATCAGCTACCTACAGAAATAATTGAAGCTGTAAAAAATGTATGGCCTGATATAAAAACAGGAAAAGCTAAAGATGTTTCTGTAAAGAAAAGAATGATAGAGCTTTACAATACTATACATGGTACTAGCTATAGTTATGGTACTAATTGTGGTTCATGTTTAAGTTCATGCTTTGAAGGATTAAAAAGAATTTATAATAAATACAAATAAACTATGATAGAATTTACATTTTTTTGTTTAGGAATTATAATCATCACCATTTTTATTATGGCTATGATATTAGATTACAAGCTTAAACAACATGAAAAAAAAGAATTTTACAAAAATTTAAAAAGATACAAAGGTGAAAAATAAAATACCAGAATATTATAAAGGTAAAAAAGGTTACATGGCTATTGATGTTGTAATGAATTTTGATTTATCATACAATATAGGTACAGCTGTAACATATCTTTTAAGAAGTAAAAACAAACATGATGATGGTGGAATACAGGATATTAAAAAAGCTATACATCATTTGCACTTTGAACTTGACAAATTAAATGATGACAGTTTATAAATGTGAATGTTGTAAAGAGCAAATAGAAGTAGCTAAAGCAACTATAGTATATAGAGATAATAAGTGGGTTTGTAAAGAAGCTGTATGTAGTTGTGGTAAATGGATGGATAGTGAACCTACTGATGGTATACCTAATCTTAAAAGAACAGAAGCTAGTTTAAGTATGAAAATGAAAGGTGATAAACTATGGAAAAGTGCAAAAGAAAAAATGATAGGTGAACGAGGTATAAATGAATCATTTGAATAATATGAAAAAACAAATCAAAAGTTATAAAATACAGGGTAATCCAAACAATCCTAGAATAATTAAAAATGATAAGTATAGAAAGCTTGTACAATCTATAAAAGATTTTCCTGAAATGTTAAAGCTACGACCTATAGTAGTGGATGAAAACATGATGATACTAGGAGGTAATATGAGATGGAAGGCTAGTAGAGATGCTGGTTTAAAAGAGGTATGGATAGATATAGCAGAAGGATTATCTGATGAGCAAAAAGATGAGTTTATAGTAAAAGATAATTTAAACTTTGGGGATTGGGATTGGGATAATTTAGCTAATGAGTGGGATAATAAAAAGCTTAATGAATGGGGGATGGATGTTTGGATGACTGAAGATGATGTAAAAGAAATTAAGAATCCTGTAAATTCAGAAAGTGATAATCCTTTTGCTAAAGAAATAGATACAGAATGTAATTATATTTTATTGAAATTTACAAAAGATATTGATTGGATATATGCTAACAATTTATTTGAACTAACAAAAGTACAAGCTAGAAATCAAGCTGGTAAACATTTCAGAAATGGTTTAGCTAGAGTAGTAGATGGTATACAAGCTATTAATAAAATTAAAAATGAAAGTTAAATTTTTTGCTCTTCAGAAAAAGTGGGGTAAAGATGTTATAATAAGAGATAAGAGTAGTAAAAAGAGTTTTGATTTTAATCCAGTAATGAAAGTACCAATAAAAGGAATGTAATGGACAAAAGTAGACACATAAAAAAGGAATCAATGTTACAAGCTTTAGAAAAGAGTTTAGGGGTTGTAACTGTAGCATGTAAGCAATCAGATACACCTAGAAGTACATACTACAAGTGGTTAAAAGAAGATCAAGAGTTTGCAAAAGCTGTAAAAGAAATAGAGAATATAGCTTTAGATTTTGCTGAATCTCAATTACATTCTCAAATGAGAGATGGCAATACATCAGCTACAATCTTTTATTTGAAAACTAAAGGTAAGAAAAGAGGTTATGTTGAAAGGCAGGAGCTTGATGTAAACAATGGAGAAAATCCATTCAATGTAAGCGTAAACATAAAAGGAGTTGAACACTAAACCAGTATTTACAGCTACTCAACAATTAGCTATAGAGTATTTGTTTGATAAAAAAACAAAAGAGGTTTTGTTTGGTGGTGCAGCTGGTGGTGGTAAATCATGGGTAGGGTGTGCATGGTTACTACTATTATGTATGAAATATCCTAGTACAAGATACTTGATGGGTAGGAGTAAACTAGATGCTCTAAAGAAAACTACACTTAATACTTTCTTTGAGGTTTGTAATGCATGGAAAATTAAATCTGGTGAACACTTTACATTCAATGCATCAAGTAATATTATTACTTTTATAAATGGTTCAGAAATAATACTTAAAGATTTATTCTTATATCCTAGTGATAGAAACTTTGATAGTTTAGGTTCATTAGAAATAACAGGAGCTTTTATAGATGAAGCAAATCAGATTACAGAAAAAGCAAAGAATGTGGTAGCTAGTAGATTAAGATATAAGCTAGATGAAAACAATTTAATACCTAAAATGTTGATGACTTGCAATCCAGCAAAAAACTGGGTGTATACAGAATACTATAGACCAGCAAAAGATAATACAATAAAACCATACAGAAAGTTTATACAAAGTTTAGTTGGTGATAATGCATACATATCTAAACATTATGAAAAGCAATTATTTGAACTTGATGAGTTAAGCAAACAAAGATTGCTATATGGAAACTGGGAGTATGATGCTACAAATGATAGCTTAATAGATTATGATGCTATACTAAATCTATTCAATCAAAGGGGTGTTGAGGGTGATAAATACATATCTTGTGATGTAGCTC